AGGGGAATCGCAGGACTCATTGATACAACTACAACCCCCTTCACAACCATCACGGATGGTATCTATTTCTTGAAGGCTGCCGGTACTACGAATATTGTAGTTAATGTGGTTTCGGGAAGTGCCACTATCGGTACTACTACCTTGTCGGGTCTTCTGACGGCAAATACTGATATTGACCTCGGTTTCTTGGTTGATCGCCTCGGTAACATTTTGATCTATGCAGGTAGTAATTTGATCGGGCAGCAGAGGCAAGATGTTGCAACACTCGGACCGGCGGGGAAGATTCTTGCCTCCTCCTTGACGGCTGCAATGACTGCCGTGCTGTTGAATCCAACGCTCTCCATTGGTAATGGTGCTACTGCCGCCGTAACAACTGGCGTTGCAGACTTCCTGTATGCCGCCCAGGAGCGTTAATCATGGCCAATACATACAACACTCAGGTGTTGCGTGATGGTATGCGGAATTTTGTTATTCGTGTAACTGGTGAGATTGACCTAACGGTAGCAACTCCAATTGACATTCCGGTAACGCAACTTACTACTGTCGCAACCATGAATCCTCCCTGCCTTGCCCTACGAGTGGATAGGGTTAAATATTCGCAACCAAATAATAGTAACCTCGACGTGCAGTTGTGGTGGCAGGCAACCACCAATGAATTGTTCTGGGGTATGTCTGGTGGCGATGATTCGGAGTTTTCTAACTTCGGCGGCCTCACAAATAATGCTAGCCCAGGAGCGACAGGTGATATTATGTTCTCCACAACGGGAATTGCTGGTACATCTACAACTGCCCTAGGAGCATTGACCTTCGCCTGCATTATTGAATGTACCAAACTTCAACCTATCTACCCGGCGTAACATATGACAAACTCCACCTCCAACACGGCATATGGTATCATCAATGATGCCATGTTTGACGCTGGATATTTGCAGGAAGGCGCAGAGGCGGACTCGGAACAACTTGCCATATACATGAGGCGCCTCTGCGATATTATCAACCTGTGGCAGACGCAGGGGATTAAATTATTCCTTCAGGAGGAGGTAACAGTTCCCCTTGTACTTAATCAAACGCAGTATGTTATAGGGCCAATTGGCCCCGCCGTAACAATGGATAAACCCCTTCAAGTATTGTCGGGGTTTGTTCTTAATACTTCCAATACAAGGCGACCCCTCGTCATACTGAGTAGGGATGAATGGGAAACTTTATCTCAGGTAACTGGTAATTCGGGAACCATCAATTCCTTCTTCCCGGATAAGCAGGCATATGCCCTTAATTTGAATTTGTGGCCTGCCCCAGATAGTACGGAGGTGTTGAATACTGCAACCTTCCTCATGAGGGTGCAGGCGAAGAATCCAATTCTCCTAACTGACAATACTGCCTTCCCTCAGGAATGGAGGATGGCATTGCGGTGGGGATTGGCGGATGATATTTGTACAGGTCAACCTGAATCAATTATGCAGAGGTGTCAGCAAAGAGCTACTGCCTATCGAACAGCATTGGAAGATTTCGATGTGGAGGATGCCTCCACAAGGTTCAATGTAGATAGTCGTTTTTATAACACGGTTGGGAGGTTTCGCTAATGGCACAATCCCCAACCGTTGCCGTTCCGGCACGACTTCCACTCATTGCAAGTCCTGAGAATAGGGATAGCTCAACTGCAAAAGATTCCCGTATCATTAATTGTTATGTGGAATCCTCTGAGGGTGGAATGACTCATATTTATAGGCGCCCTGGTTTGTTGACTTGGGGACTTCCTGCATCAGGTGCTGCCACGGGAAGGGGTGTTTATTACTGGAATGGTTATGTATATTCCATTTTCGGTACTACCCTTTATAAGGGGTTGGCATCCGTTGCAACTGGTCTTGATGGTACTGGCGGTGTGTATTCCTTCAATAGTATCCTTGGGGCAACGCCAAGGATGGTATTACAAAATGGTGTGCAAGGGTATGCCTATGATGACACCGCACTCTTAACGGCAACCCTCCATTCTATAAATGCAAACTATCCTGCCTATACAACGAAGGGACTTGCCTACCTTAACGGTGCAATATATGTAATGCAGCACTTCTTCGGTACGTCTATTACACCCGCAGTGATCTGGGGCAGCAAACCAAATAGTGTCTCTGTTGCAGGAGATTGGGACCCTCTCGATTTCATTACGGCACAAATTGAGCCTGATAGTGGTGTCTTTACCGCCAAGCAATCGGTGTATGTTGTTGCCTTGAAGGAATGGACAACGGAATTCTTTAGTGATGTAGGTAATCCAACCGGCTCTCCCCTTCAATTTTACCCGGCAGGTAAGTTGAATTACGGTTGTGCCTCCGCCGATAGTGTGCAGTCAATTCAGGAAATCCTATTCTTTATTTCAACGAATAGGGATGCCTCTAATCAGATATTGATGGTGGAGCAGACGCAGCCGAAGGTTATCTCAACTCCGGAAATTGATCGCCTCCTTAATCAAATCGACCTGTCGGTTGTGTACAGTTGGCACATCAAGGCAAACGGACACAACTTCTACATTGTTACAATTAAGAATGCCAATCTTACACTTGCCTACGACCTTGTGCAAAATAGGTGGGAACAGTGGACGGATACTAATGGTAACTATATGCCTATCGTATCTGCTTGCCGAGATAGTGCAGGTAATCATATCCTACAGCATGAAAGTAATGGCACATTATATTACGCCAGCCCTAATTATCTGACGGATGATGGCTCTGTTATGCCTATCACCGTTATCACTCCCTTGTGGGATGCAGGTACTTCAAGGAGGAAACAATTAGGAAGGATGATTTTTGATACCGACCAAGTGACAGGAGCAATTATGCAGGTGCAGGTAACGGATGATGATTATCAAACTTGGTCACAGCCCCGTAAAGTTGATATGTCCCTTCCTTTTCCAAAGCTGGATCATTGCGGGACATTTACAAGGCGCGCTTTCAAATTCACAATCAACAATAGTCTCCCTTTCCGATTGAAGAATGTTGAGTTGCAGTTTGATGTAGGTACATTGTAATGGGAACCACCCAATCTAATAACCTTGCACAGACCCCTAATAATACCCCCATCTCTGATAAGGATACAGGAAAGGTTAATTTTATTTGGAATCAGTGGTTCACCAATGTACAGATTAAACTTAACACAATTACGGCCTCCATTGTTGCTCTCTCGAAGAATGTAACCGCTGGATTTTTTGCGAGTGATGGTGCGGGTGGGGTATATGCCCGTACACTAACGGCAGGCACCGGAATTAGTATTACTAATGGTACAGGTGTTGGAGGCAATCCAGTCATTAGTGCAAGTGGGGGTGCCGGCGGTAGCCCAATGCATGTTACTACCAACACTGCTACATCTTATACGGCACAATTAACAGATGCTCCTGCTAGTACGGCAAATGTAGGTTGGATTGATAGTCAAAATAGCTCGGCTAATACTATCAACATAGATACAAATGCTAATGTACCATTTCCTGTCGGTACTGATCTTTCCATATGTCAAGGAGGTTCTGGTACTACTACTATTGAGTATATGCCAGGGGTTATTTTTACATCCCCTACAATAACCGCAGGTGGGCAATATAGTGTAGGTAGGGCAGTTCAAGTGGCTATAAATACTTGGAGAATTTTTGGTAACTTAGCTACTGCTGCATATCCTATTTTTAATATCCTGGATTACCTAACTGCCACTCCCGCTGCGGCATACTCTTTAAGATTGTTAAGAAATACTTATGCAGGTAAGTGTATAAATGTTCGTAGGAGTTCAGATAATACTACCTTAGATATTGGTTTTGTGGGTGGTGTATTAGATACGGCATCCTTACTTACTTTTGTAGGTTCCGGGAATGGTTTTATTGTTACTTGGTATGACCAAAGCGGTAATGGGTTAAACGCGACGCAAGCAACGGCAGCGTCACAACCGCAGATAGTTAATGCCGGGGTAGTCATTGTGCAAGGTAGTAGACCCTCTTTAACCTTCTATGTAGCCTCGACAATTAGTTATTTAGCCGCTACCATTAACTCATTCTCAGCTGGTTATGCTCTGAACGCGGTGTGCAACCTCACTACTACGAGCTTGGGATGCATAGCAGATAAGTCCACCTCTGGGGGTGTTGCCGCTCCATGGGCGATGTTCAATGGCAGTAGTAGCTTCAACCGACTCTACGTTGGCAATGGGTCGACTCAAAACTACTGGGTGCCGTCGCCTGCATCGACGGCTGGGTTCAATGTCTACACCCATCAATTACTCGCATCGACGAAATATGGCGAGTTTTTCGACAACGGCACTGCGAACGGAACGGCCACGGTCAGTACCACTTACGGCGATACAACGAACCCCGTCACGATTGGCAAGCGCGGAGACGCAGCAACGTACTTCAATGGCAATT